TTCATTCCATCTAGCGCGAATCTTCTCTCTAGCAATGCGATTAGTATGTTTGTAATGCTTTGAACATTTAGAATTCAAGTAGTCAATAATTTCAACATAAGGGATTGTTTCTGTTGCTGATAAATCAGTGTCGTCGGAACTTTCTTTTATATTTCTTTTATTAACTGTGTTACTAACTGTTAATATAACTGTCTTAGATTGGTCATTTTTGACCATTGTACATTGGTCATTTTTGACTATTCTACAATTGCCATTTTCGACCGTTCGATTAGTCACTTTTGACCAGTCGATAGATAAAGCATTTTTTAACTTTTGTCCTACTTCTCCAAACGCATACCAAGTTGTATGATTCCATGGATTTTCGTTATAGTTTCCCTTGACTAACAAGCCCAGTTCAACCATCTTATTTAAGATTCTTTTTATCTTTTGAACATTCCAATAAGGGAACATTTTATGCAATCCTTCATATGTATTGAACGTCCAATATTTCCCATCCTGGAAGTTGTAATTATTTGCTTCGTTTTTGCTGATCCAAAAACAAAACATATCGAACATGATAGCTATTTCAACTCCATATTCATTCGCAATTTCCGCATCAAAACTATGTTTCATACTATCCTCAAAATAAAGATATTTCCTTTATTCTCTTTCTATTCCTTGTATTACTTTTAGGTAGAATTACAAGCTCATAAAGCCTTCCATCCACCTGATAAAAACGATATGCTGCACCCATGCAAGAAATGTTTTTTCTTTGTACAAGTACAGCTGTTATTCCATATTCTGAAAACATATAAACTGCATCAGGAACTACCTGTAGAACATCATATGATGCATTTTGAACCTGGATAACATCACCTGTATTAACATTAGTAGCTTCTTTCATTTATTTCTCCCGTCTTGTATAATTACCTCGAAAAGAGGTATATTTATATGAAATTTGATAATGATTTTTTAAATTTTGCTTTTAAATCGTGGCCTTATATAGTCGCGATAATTCCATCTTGTGTAGGCCTTCATAAGTCGATTAAAGTAGAGAAGATTATAGCTGCTAATAAGGAACTTGTTTCTATAATCCAAGCTCGTGCACCAATTACTCAAGAGCATTACAATCAATTATTAAGTGTTTTCTCTGATTATTTAGACAAAGCCGCTAGATACAATAGATCAGATGGGAACACTTTATTAAAAGAATATCGTGCTGCCTATTTAAAATCTCGAATGTTAATCCCTGACAAAGAACTACATGATAAAATGGATGAAGTTAATACGTATTTGTTAGATCAAAAAAAATCTAATATTAAATCTGAATTGGAATTCACTAACATGTTGGCTGATATATCTGACTCTTTCAGTATCTTTCTAGATCAAATTGAAAGAAACGCATGACATAGTCCAAATGCACATGCATGTCCATAGAACCAAAATTTAAAATACTGAATTGCATGTCTTTTAATATCGTCTTTATAGTCATAGAATTTAGTTTCAATAAATTCTAAAATAAAAGCAATCGTGATTGTTACCATCCATCCAACATCCACTGCAAATTTAACATTCATTCCATTCCCTACTTTCTTTTCGCATAACTCAATGATTCAAGATTTTGCTTTTTCATTTTCCTTGTTGTACGAACATAAATTCTTGTGGTTTCTAAACTAGAATGTCCAAGAATATCCGCAAGTTCTGCAATCGCATTTTCACCATTCTGCATCAAATACTGAATCGCAAACAAATGCCTGAATGCATGAGGATGTACTTTACCAAGCTTTATTCCTCTGCATTTACCAGCAATCATCTTTAAGTCTCTAGACAATACACGAGCATTTACAGGGCTTTTCTTATCAGAAGATGTAAATATGCACCCTTCTTCAATTTTGTTGTCCTTGCAGTATTTAAGGAGCTCTCTTCGCAAGTCTGAACGTAGAATGATTCCTCTACCTTTTCCTTTGTTCATAACATACACATTATCATCCGCTACTGCTTCAACAGTGAAGAACTGTAATTCGCTCAAACGAATTCCCGTATATCCAAAAACCTTCATGATCTCGTATAAGTCCATACGATTGATTTCACGGGCTTTTTTCAATAGCCTTTGAAATTCATTAGGCTCTAGAATATCATCCAAAGAATCGTCTTTTTGGACTCTTACGTTCTTCAATAAATTCTTTGAATAATATTTTTTAAGTTTCAGGAAATTGAAATCATCATCTAAATCAATGATTTCGCTATACTTAACAAATTTATTAATAATCACGATATAATTATTTACTGTACTGATTTTATAATCATGCAGCAGTTTATCTTTAACACAAACTATATCGGACTTTTGTATTTCACCATCAGGCAATGAGTTAACAAACAAAGTAGCAACATGCTTGTATTTGCGGATGGTATTCTTACTTTTCTCATCCGCTGTTTCTTCTTCAATAAACCCGTTAATTTTTGTTTGTAACTCATCCTTAGTCATATTACTTAACTACCTGGATGATTGTTGTAACCAAAATCTTAGTAGATAAGAACACACATACATTCAACGCAAGTAAAGCGATATTAATGAATGTACACGGAACGACATAATTTTTTGGCTTAGGTTTCTCATTAATGACAAGCTTGTCATCTAACTTATAGATGTCATACTTATCGAAATTTGGAATCTCCCAAGTTTCTTTCTCTTCTTTTTTTGCCATTTTCATTACTCCTTTAAATTTCTGTGATATAATAAACATGTGGTTAATTTACACAGGGCTCACTACCCTAGCACTCTTGTCCAAGAGTGCTTTTTATTTGTTCCTTCCAAATGTCATTAAGCGCACTTTTAGTCTCAGGAAAATGCTCAACAAATATTGGAGTGGGAACTGCAAGAACCTTTCCAAGCATAGTGGCGCGATATGATCCTTCAAATATTTCACCTTTTTTGTCTTTTTGTTTGCGTAGATTACGTAAAATCTTTCTAGCCTGAGTATCCTTTACTGGTAAAACAAGCACCACATCTTTAACAGTCACATATGCTTTCATTTTTCTTCGTTCTCCTTTCCTTCTGAGCCTTTTCTTTTGCTCTGAGTCAAAATACATGCGATAAAACCTCGATCATACTCGTTGATGTCATATCCCATCTTTTCGAGCGTATCCAAAGCTTCTTTAGTGACATTTTCCTCATCAGTCATTACATCCCTCCTTTTAAATACTTTTTGTATGTTACACATACATTATAAGTATGCGTTGCATACTATGTCAACTTTAAATTATTCAAATAATTTGTTTTTTTGTATACTCGGCATACTTTTTAATGTATAATCACAGTGTAAGCAATTAAGAGGTGAAAATCGTGGAAGAACATATAGGGTCGAGAATATATAAAATACGTAAACATTTTAATTTGAGTATGGAAAAATTCGGTAAACAAATAGGTATCTCAAAAGGTTCAATCAATAACATTGAAAAAGGAACTACCAATCCATCAAGCCAAACCATCAATTCTATATGTCGAGAATTCAACGTTGACTATGTATGGTTAACTGAAGGTATTGGAGACGATATGTTCATTTCTATACCTGATTCAAAAATAGATCAGCTAATCGAAGATTATGGATTAAAGCCAGAAGATAAATGGCTTGTGCGAGGATACCTTGAAGCACCGCCGGATATAAAGCAACAAGTTGCAGATTATTTGTGGTCAATTGTAAATAGAGAATTAGCTAAAAGAGAAAAAGAAAAGAGTAACAAGAAATAACTTGTTACTCTTTGAAATTAAATATGTACATAGCCTATTTATGGAGGAATAGTAATGGAAAAAGTAGTTTATTATTGCCCTAATTGTGGAAAAACAGTTTCTAGATTAAAAGGAAATAAAGACAATTGTTCTAACTGCAATGGGAAAATGGTTCAAACACCGATTGATGTAGAAAAATGGAAAGAGTTGTCTGATGATGAGAAAGCAAAAATCAAGTCAGAAATATCATCTTATGGAATGCCTGAATATAGTGGAGAACCATTAAGTGTTTTAAAGCATAGATATGACTTAATTCAAATTCAGAAGATTTCCGTCACTACAACAGACATAAAACGTGATTATGTTATTATTGGGCCTGTATTTTACCAAATAAATGATGCAGGATCAGGAAAAATGATTTTTCAAAAGCAAAAAGAATATCGTAGTGTAATAAATTCTTTAAAAGATCAAAATCAATTAGTGAATCAAAAAGCATCAATATCTGAAGCTTTAGGTACAATATCAAGTTTTTTTGAATTAATTAATACTGGTGATATATCTGCATCTACAAAAGATTTATTAGGAAATGGTCACACTCAATTTGATGAAGCTTTTTTTATTTCGGTAGAAGAATTAAAAAAGCGTGCATATTATATGGGTGCAGATGCTGTCATTGGCATGAAAGAAGAACTAAATTTAGATACTAATGGATTTCAACATTTTTATATGCAAATGTATGGAACAGCTGTTAAATTTAAATAAAAGCTAGGGTAAATTCCCTAGCTTATATTTCTTCTTTGCCAACCACTTCATCAGGCCAAATTTCTTCTTGCTTAGTTTAGCCTTCATAGTATTCAAATCTTTCTTCAATTTAGTATTCTTCTTTTAAATTTGCGCGTAAATACCTATAGGTATTAGTGTTATTCATTTTTAGATGATAACAGCAGTCTTTGTGCATGATTGTACAGAATTCGCAGATCATCAACACTTAGCTTTTTCGCTAGGATAATTAATTTTGTTATCCATAAATCCCTTTCCATAAGATC